TTTATTAACGCACTTCGAGGTTCTGTCCGCCCTGTCATTACTTATTGTTTTTTTGGCTTATTCGTTGCCATTAAAGTGACTGCATTGCTTGCACTTTTAAATATTGGGCACGATTTGGGCCGCGCTCTTAGTTTGATATGGGACGATGCAACAGCAGGACTGTTCGCTGCCATAATGTCGTTTTGGTTTGGAAATCGCGCTGTATCTAAATATATGAAGGTTAAACCATGAGTTTATATGAAAATATTCACAAGAAACGCAAAAGTGGTAGGAAGATGCGTCCAAAAGGTGCAAAGGGTGCGCCAACTGCGCAAAATTTTAAAGACGCTGCAAAGACGGCTCGTATGAAAAAAGGCGGTTCTGTTACGAAAGCAAGAAAGAGGTGATATGGGCTGCAATTTTTCTAGTGTGTACAGAAAAAAACTGTATGTCTGTAGGCAGTCCCGTGTTTCCAAACAAGGAAATGTGTGAATTGTCTATAAGTGCTTATGGAGTAAATATCGTGAGGCAGCGTTATCCAAATCATAATATTATTTCTTGGCGGTGTGTGAAACTTTTTGGAGACGGAACAGATGTTTAAACTTAGCAAAAGACAGAGGATAAAAAAATATGGGTGTTATGAAACAGATGATGTTAGAAGAAATGAATCGTAACGCAGAACGCGATGAAAGAGAGAATGAACGAGTTGCGCGTGATGATGATGTAGGTTTTAAAGAACCTCGAACTAAAGTCAAACAGGGAAAATAAAGTTATGAGTTTTAAGCTGAGTCAACGTAGCCTTGGCAATTTAGAGGGCGTAGATGAACGCCTTCAAACAATTGTAAAAACGGCAATACATAACACTAAAGTAGATTTTGGATGTATATGTGGGCTTCGCACTATACAGGAACAACGTGAGTTAGTTGAAAGCGGCGCAAGTCAAACGATGAAATCCAAGCACCTTGAAGGCAGAGCAGTTGATCTTATGGCCTACGTAGGTTCAAGAGCTTCTTGGGAGCTAAATCTTTATGATGATATTGCAGATGCTATGGCACAAGCGTCCAGAGATGTAGGCGTGGGCATATGTTGGGGCGCAGCTTGGTCAACTGCGGCCTTACCATACCCTATGGATATGCGTCAGTGGAACGGCACCATGGAAGATGCAATGAATGCGTATATTGATAAAAAACGTGACATGAAAAAACGCGCATTTATAGATGGTCCGCACTTTGAATTAATTGATTGACGATTATGGGAAATGTCTTATAAACTTCGATAATGAATGAGATTTTTGTTGCGGAAGCCGTGTTTCGCATAGTAAGAGAAAGAAGACAGAGCATTGTGGACTATTTACAGTTCAATAATGTTAAGTCTATGGAGCAATATCGTGAGCTTATGGGCAGTTTGGACGCCCTGAATCATGTGGAACAGGAACTCAAGAGCCTGCTAGATAAACAGGAGCAAAGTATTGACTAAAGTCGATTTAGACGGCGTGAAAGAAGCCGTTGCAAATCTTTCAGACGCCTATCAACAACCCAAAGTGTTGAATCCGGAATCAATCGGGGGCTCTTTATTGCAAAGAATGCCTACTCCAACAGGTTGGAGAATACTAATTTTGCCATATAGGGGCAAAGGTAAAACGGAATCTGGTCTTTATTTACCTGATCAGATTGTGGAGCAGCAGCAAGTTTCTACCCAAGTTGGTTACGTTCTTAAAGTTGGACCTCTTGCATACCAAGACGAAGAAAAATTCCCAAAAGGAGCGTGGTGCAAAGAAAAAGATTGGGTAATGTTTGCCCGATATGCTGGATCTCGGTTTAATATTGATGGCGGAGAGGTCAGAATATTAAATGACGATGAGATACTGGCTCGCATTACTGATCCAGAAGACGTGTTGCACTATTAGGAGTAAAAAATGGCCGACGAAGACCAGATTGAATTAGAATTAGAAACGGAAGAGGCTACGGAAGTAGAAACAGAACCGTCACCGCAGATGGAGGCGGTAGAACCTGAACCGGATCAGTATCAAAAAGCGGATTCTGCAACGCAAAAGCGTATAGATCGTCTGACAAAAAAGATGAGAGAGGCCGAAAGGCGTGAAAAAGAGGCTTTGAACTACGCAAAACAGGTTCAAAACGAGTCTCAACAGCTTAAAGGCCGTATGGCAAATCTTGACAATAGTTTTGTCAACGAATTTTCGAACAGAGTCACTTCTCAACTAGATCAAGCAGAAAAAGAGCTTGCTCGTGCGATGGAGATCGGTGATACGCAGGCCGCGGTAGAGGCAAATCGTAAAATAACCGCGTTGGCAATTGAAAACGACCGTGCTGCGCAGGCAAAAGCGCAGCAAGAGCGCATAGTGGCACAAAGGCAGCAGTTTGCACAACAGCAACAAGTTGCTCCGCAGGCTCAACCGCAGGAAGTTCGTCGTCCTGACCGAAAGGCAGAACAATGGGCAGAGAAAAACGAGTGGTTTGGCACTGACGATGCTATGACGTATGCAGCTTTTGGTATACACAAGACATTAGTTGAGGAAGAGCAGTTTGACCCTTCTTCAGATGATTACTATAATGAACTTGACAGACGCATTTCTGAAAAGTTTAATGTGTCCTCAAATACCACCAGTAAACGGCCCGTTCAGACGGTTGCTGGTGTTTCAAGACAAAATTCTGGGCGCAGCAGTGGGAAAAAGGTTAGACTCTCCCCTAGCCAAGTCGCAATTGCGAAAAAATTGGGAGTGCCGCTTAGTGAATACGCGAAGTACGTGAAGGATTAATTTTATGACACAAGAGACAAATAAGAGAACTCCTCGCGCAAATCAAACAAGGGAGAAAATGGCAGCGCGTAAGCCATGGGCTCCTCCGTCTATGTTAGATGCACCGCCTGCACCCGATGGATATAAGCATCGTTGGATTCGTGCCGAAACGCGTGGGTTCGATGACCGCAAAAACATCAGCGCAAAATTGCGTGAGGGTTGGGAGCTTGTACGTCAGGATGAATATCCGGACTTTGAGTCTCCTGTTATTGAATCAGGTAAATATGAAGGTGTGTTTGGTGTGGGTGGTTTGATGCTGGCACGTATACCGGAAGAAACTGTGGCTGAAAGAACAGAGTATTTTGCAAGTATGAACTCTGATCAGATGAACGCAGTGGACAACGATATGATGTCACAGAACGAACATTCAACTATGACGATTAATAAACCTGATCGTCAATCTCGTGTAACCTTTGGCGGTCCAAGAAGATAGGGCTGTCTAATTAGGAGCTAACCAAATGGCAAATACTTTAACAGGTGGCTATGGTCTTCGTCCTATTGGTAAAGTGGGTGGTAATGTTAATTCAACTGGGATTACTCAGTATGAAATTGCCAACAACTACACAACAGCTATTTACAATGGCGGCATTGTAATTCCACTTTCAAGTGGCACTATTGCGATCTCTGATCAATCAGTATGCCCCCTTGGTGTTTTAAATGGCGTTGAGTATGTTGATTCCACAACCAAGAAAACCACCTTTCTTAACTACTGGCCTGGATCTAATAGTGTAAGTGTTGACACTAATTTTCCGGTGAAAGCGTTTGTGCATGATGATCCCATGCAGCTTTTTTCAGTCGTAGCGGACGGAACGAACACTGACAGAGCTACAGCTTTGGCAGATACATTTTTGAACTGTGATATGGCATCTGTGAACAATGGAAGCACTTCAACAGGTCAATCTTCTGATATGTTGGACATTAGTAGCGCAGCTACAACC